GATTTACTAATCTTTAGTATAGGCTTAGTCGGGTCATCATAATTTTCCGGTAGCCATTTGTATGTATATTCTCTCATTGATGCTATCTTTGCTTCGTATTTTTCTTCTTTATTCAAAACCATTCCTCCAAACTCATTTGTATTTTGCCCGTTTTAATACTGCTCAAATCCCATCCCATAGAATTGTAAATGGGTTTTGCTTTATCAATTACCTGTTGAGCATAGTGTTTCCAATCGGGCTTTACATTTTCAAAATCCTTCAATGTAACACCGGAAACATATTCCACTTCTCTTCTTTCATGAGTTAATGGGTTAGTATAGTAATCATTCGCTTTTACCTTTAAGAAAAGATAGGAGTCGTCAAACTCCATATTTTGTTTTTCCCAACCATAAAGCACACCTGCGATACCGGAACCAATAGAAGGTTTCTTTCCTTCTAGAGTAATAAACTTAGAAGAATCGGTAGCGCACTTCTTACACGCTTTATGTTTTAATTTAAGACACTCTTTCAAGTGATATTTCTTTTTACAAGTCGGACATTTTACCATGAACCTGTTTTTTCTAAGGCGGCTTCTTTTGATAATAGTATCAATTTTAATTTCACCTTTAATAACAGAATCATAGGTATCATGCAAATATTTGTTGATTTCTGCTTGTGTTTTATTCTCGACCCACATTTTCAGCACAGTGGTTTGCACTTCTTTTGCTAATACTGTTTCACTAACCCTTTTAGCCGTAAATCCTGTCATAGTAAACTTAGGTTCATCTAACCAATTTCCGTCTTCCCAAGATACTAATCCTGCGTTACGGTTTTTAGTTAAACCTACACCTAATGCTGAAAAGTATTTTTCAAACTCTAAAACTACGGGATGGTTATCTAATCCCATAATATTAGGAAAATGTTCTCTAACACTTTCTTCTATTTTCTTGATAGCAGTTTGGGCCTTTTCAACAGAATCAATCTGAACATAGATTGAATCAGTGTGGCCGTAAACTACTTTCATACTCCGCCCACCTTATCGGGTGCATAAATAGAATTATTAAAATTCAATTCGGGATGCAATCTCTTTAGGTCGTTCTGCATTTCATGAACTGCCTTTGCCACAGAATATACTGAATCTCTTTCTTCCGATTCAGATTCAAGTAATCTTAGTCTTTGCTCAAGACCCTTTATTCTTTCAACTAGGGCTTCGTTTTCCATTGTTAATCTCTTTATTTCTTCATTCAGTTTTTTCAATTCATAACTATTCATAGTATCACCGTCACTATTGTTAAAATGGTTGCTATGTTTACGATATTTACCATCATCAATATCTTATTTGATTTTGCTATCATAGCGAGCAATTCCTCTAATAACTCATTCGTTTTGTCCATCATCATCTTTATCACCTTGAATATCAATAATGATAGCATTACGCTTTATATTATTCATCATCTGAAATAACTCCTTTACTTCTTGTAAAGTAGTTTCCCATGTTTCTTCTGTATCGTATGTTACTTCAACTTTAACTATTTTCTTTTTCATTGTCTTCACCTTGTATAAAAATCTCCCACGATGTTTTCCTATCCGTATGCATATTCTATTTAGGAATTGACCTAAACTAATATTACTAGGAGTATAAGCAGTTCCGTGTTTTTCTATTAGAGCAGTCTTTACATTTTGGGCAGTAAAGGGTTCTTCTAATTCATAGATTAATTCCTTTATTCTTCTTTGGCTATGTTGATTCACCGAAATACCTCCACATAGTCACATGAGTTACAACCTAATATTCCCGCTTTATTCTGCCAAGAATGTAAATGAGTATATGCTTCTAAGTCTTTCTTTTTAATTATTCTCAATGAATCTTTTTTACCGCACATAGGACATTTCATGCTTCCAACTCCTTTGCTGCAAAAGCCGCTAATCTGATTGCTTCCCTAGCACTAGCAGTAATACTAGCGGCTAGTTTTACATTAGCCCAACCGAATCCCTGAAATGCAATAATACCATAAAAGGAGGCTGATAATCTCTTAACTGCCATTTGGTTATTATACCATTTTGCATACTCTAATTTATCTTCTGCTGATTTCATTCTCTTTTTGTAGTAGTCTCTCAACTCTTTCAATTCTAAGATAGCCTTCGGTAAAAGACCCAATTCATCGGTTTTAAAATACACCATATCTGTTTCTGTAACTTCACTGAAGTCTCTAGGAGTTAAGATATTTGCACCGAATTCAGTGGGTATTTCAGAAAGAGTTTCCCAAGAAATGTTTCTTGCTACAATCATACTAGGATATAGTCCTGCAAAATCAAATGCTGCTACTCCTAAATGTAAACCATTTGTTCCTTCACTTTCGGGATGATAAATCATAGCCCCTTGATAATCTTCACGCTTTACATTTTTATTTCCTGTTGGTGCTTTCCACCACGCATTTCTCATAAAGTAAATACTACCCATGTGAGAAGCATAGAAACAAGCATCGAATGGTGCTTTTAGTAATCTTTGTAATGAAAGAATTGCTTCACTGCAATAGTTAGTTTCATCTAATTCAACAATTAACTCAACATCTTTTACTGCATAATCAAGATATGTTTGTGTATCTTCTAACCAAGCCCTACGATAAAACTCATTTGTATCTGAAAACTTCTCAGAAACTAATTTCTTTTTATTAAGGACTAATTCACCAACATAATCAAGACTCAAAGATGGTAACGTTCCTCTTTGAGAATCGTTCCATTGTCTCTCAAAAGCAAGGTCTAAACTGAGGGTTATGCGGCCCCCTATGGGCTGCTCGATAGGGGAGAAGCCATTCTCACTATAAGCAAAAGTAAAGCCATCCTTGCTCTTTTTAACACCCTTTATGGATGAAGTTGGTGACATTCTATTAGGGTTAATTCCTAAAGCACAACACCTTTCAAGCAATTTAGGTATATCAGCAAAGTTACCAAACCAAGCAATTAGCATATCGGGGTCTTTGTCTATCATTGTATTAATGAAATGTTCAAGCATATCCTTTTCATTATCAAATGCACCTGTGGTCGTATAAATCTCATTTTTATTTTCAAAGGTTATGTCTTTAGGAAACCAAGCCCATTGATAGTATTGTTCATCATAATTATCATACATTACAATAGTAGTAATACAATCATGATATTCTCCACCTTGTTGCCATTCCATATCCCAATACCATTTACGCATTTTATATTCCGGCATTTCATGTATATTATCAACTGCATATCTAAAATGATAAGGAACATCTGCTTCATAAGTTGTAGCAAATAATTCTTTAGCCTTGTAAACATCAAATGAATTATCAACATAAACTTTCTTTAGTTTGTTACCTTCAAGATTAACCCAATCACCTTCTTCATAATCAAAATCTCTTTCAAGATATTTACTAGGCTTGTAACTAGGTATTTCTCCACTTGAGTTTAGAATGTAAAAGTAAGGTCTAAAATTTACTGTTTTAGATTGCTTTACTCCATCCTCTCTCCAAGATAAGTATATGCTTTTTCCATCTTCTGTTTTACTTATTATCATATTTATTCACCCGTTAACGTATGGTGCTTTTACTAAAATTCTATCATCAGAAACTACTAGCAAAGGAAAGTCATCCTTTACATAGAAGTTTAGTAATTGTCCTTCTTTGAAGAAGGAATAGAGAGGGCCACTAAATTCAATAGTGGCAGGCTCTCCTAAAACAAACATAGGTTCTATTTGTTCTTCATATTTATTCTGAACATTTAGTCTAGTTGAAAGGTTAGTCAAACCTTCATTGAAGTCTAATTTATAGACACCGCTTTTTACTAATTCACAATTCTTAATTGCAGTTGTAAATGATTTCAATGGTAATGTAAATGCGCCTTCAAACTTACCTTGACCGAAGTTAAACAATACTTCGGGCTGAGGTTGATAACTTACATGATTAATCATATTCTTCATTCTAACAAGCGCACCTTGATTCGGATGATTAACTACTAATGGAATAGAAGCCTTTCTGCTTCCATTAGAAATAACAATAAAATCACCGGAATTAAACTTCATGTTTCCTGTAAAGGAACGGAGATAAGGAAGAAGAAGGTCAGTATCAATTACTACTGAACCATCCTTCTCTCCTTCAACTTCTAACACAAGACAAGCAATAAAGGTATTATCTCCATTATACATAGTTAGAGTATTATCTTCTAATGAACAATAAACATACTGTCCTAGACTAGAGTTAGTAAACCCGGTGCTTGTCAAATGTTTACCCTTTACTTGTAAACTTGTTAATGCTTCTTTTAGTAAATCTGTTTCTATTGTAAAAATCATTCTTCTTCCTCCCAAATAGCATAATACATTACTAATTCATCACCTTCAATCATCCAATGGTCTTCTATAACTGCTCTTAGATAAGTGGTCATTCTGCAAACTTGGTCCCTATGTTGTGTTCCCCAAATTAAAACCATATCGGGTTCTTCGAGATATTCTCCCGAACATTGTCTATGGTATTCTAGTAGTAAATCAAAGGCCTTAGCCTTTTGCTCAGTGGTAGCGATTGCTAGAAAATCATCTGCAATTTTCAAATCAATCCCTCTCTTAATTCAGAAATACCATTCCACTTTACAGTGCCTTTACCGACCTCTAAAGTTTCCCATGTTTTTCCAACTAAGGAAGTATTAGATTTACTACTCTCTAAAGTTGATTTGTAAACAACATCGCCCTTTCTAAGGGTTCTCTTAGTATTGATAATTTGGTGGAGATAATCTCCCCAATTATGCCAATTTGGTTTAGAACCAATTACTTCTCCTGTTGCCCCATAATCTGCTTTAGCATGAGTAATATATACTTGGTCACAATCCAAATTCTTACACATCATCAAAAGAGAATAGAAAGGTGCATTTCTTTTACCCCATTCAAATTTCATCTTTTGTGGTTTACCAATCTTAGAAGAACCTGTTACATGAAGTGTGCAACAATCTAGCCACTTATCCACTCCATCAAATACAAAGAGAACATCTTCACCATTACTGATTTGTTCCTTTACAAAAAGGACAAAATCTTCTGAATTTTGCTCAGACTTTTGAATATCTAATTCACCATTAGCATTCCTAACTTCGGGATTCCAAAGTGTAATTCTATCTGTGCAATCATGGTTTTGTCTCCATGTTGGTTCGCAACCATCATCCCAATCTAAGACATAAATTTTCTTAGTTGGGAAATCTAATGCTAGTCCACTCTTAACTGTTTTAGGTTCTCCCCAAATACCACATACTAAACGGTTATTTCTCTTTAACCTAGTATCTGTTTGTGCCTTTAGTTTGTTTCTAAAAGCCGCAACTCTAGCATTGTTGCTTGTTTCTATTCCTACTGCTTCTGTTTTCTTATTGTCTGTTAAGCCCATATAATCGCCTCATTATCTATTTCTGTTACTTTTCCATTTGCTATTGCCCAATTTCTTATTAGGTCTTTTACGTCATCTATTGTTTGACACATGTAAGTTGCTTCTTTAGAGCCAATGTGAAGTCTAACTAGGTATTTACCTTCTTCTTTCTCATTATTTCTCCAAGTAATAAAATCAACTTTTTCAAGGTCCACAATATATGTTCCTTTTTTAATTAAAAATTTATTTTCTTGTAATATCATTTTATTCCCTCAAGGGTAAGGGCTTTGCACCCTTTTGAGCATCAATTTCTCCAATTAGTTTATGCTTACACTAAAAGCCCCAAGCGTGGAGTCAGGTTTCAAAACCAATCAAAGTCTTCTTCAATTGGTTGAGATACTTCAACTGCTGAACCGTGTTTGATTAAGCAGTAAATACCGGAAGTATTGATAGTTGCAGGTTCAACTACTCCATCAATAGTTCTTTGACTTGTTCTTCCGACAACAAACACTGTTGAACCAATACCGAAATCTAAAGTTAGATGTTCGGGAACCCAACAAGTTACCATTCCCGAATCATCTTCATAATTCATTTCAGTATTAAGGTCTGTAATGTTAATGATTCTGTTACCATTCTTAGTTGGCATCATATTCATATTACAAACTGTTCCCTCAGTAATGACATATCTTTCCTTAGAAGGAAGTGCTTGCCTTTGTATATGTTCTCTATCAATATCAAACAACATAATGATATGTTCATTAAAGTGATTCTTTAGTGCTTCTTCAAAGTTAAAGTTATCCATGTTGCGATAGACATTACTTTCCGGGTCTAACTCAGAATTTAGAGAAAGACTGCCAACAGTCAAATCTGTTGCACCATAAATGTCTGTGCCATTAGAACCTTCAACACAAAGGAAATGAACCCATTCAAAGGTATTAGGAGCAAAATCAACTCCACCTTGATTCTTGTATGAGAAATAATAGGGTCGCATTTCTCCGTTATTTACAGAACCAAAGAATACACCACTTCTTCTCATTTGTTGTGCAGGAAGAGGTTTACCGTAGTTAGCATTAGTTCCACCATTCATGTAAGTAGCAGTATTATCTAGAGGAATGTAAATTCTTCCATCTTCCATAATTTCTGCTCCTTCCGGTAGTGTATTAACAGTAACTTCTTGATATTCATTCTTGTGATAACGAGAGATAACAAACTTTCCTAGAGCATTTTCTGTTGCTACTGCAACAATACCCTTTTCAAGTGCATTATCTTCATCACGCAAAAATTCTTCTTTTGCCTTGTTTCTGTTCCAAGCCATCATATCTCTAGGTGCATCTAGGGAAACAAAGAATCCAAAAGCCGCCTTGAAAAGAGAGTCATCTTTCTTTTCTCCACTTTCGTTTTGTCTTCTAGCATTTGCTACATAGTTTCTCCATACACCAATTGATGCAGGGTTGTTGGTTTCAAGTCCGTTTGCGGAACAAATTTCCTCAAACTTCGCTATCGCTTCTTCAACGCTCATACTAATGTATTGTGCGCTTTTTTCAATTTCTGCTCTTACGTTTTCATTCATATTTTTTCTCCTCTTTTTT